GGCCGCGAGGCGTGGGTCGCGGGAACCCGGGGCGCCTTCCAGCCGGGGATGACCGAGCAGTTCTACGATCCCTTTGAGGAGCGCGTGGTCCAGCAAACCATGCAGGACATTCTTGAGCGGGGCGAGATGGCCGACGTGGCTGCTCGCGCCCAAGACATTGCCCGTGGCGGAGAATCTGCCTTTGGCTCCAGGGCGCGTCTAGGCGCCGAGGAGCGGCAGCGCGCTCTGGGCCGAGGCATGGCAGAGGCTCTTGCAGGAATCCGCTCAGGTGGCTTCCAGCGCGCCCAGCAAGCGGCCATGGGTGAGTTCGCCCGTCAGCGTGAGGCAGAGCGTGCCGCAGCCTCTGGCCTTGCTGGTTTAGCTGGGCAGGAGCTGGGTGCTCGCGAACGCCTTGCCTCTACCATGGGGCAGACCGAGGCTCAGCGCCTTGCAGCCGAGTCGGCTCAGGCATCGCGACTGGGTCAAGCCGGTGCCCAGCGTCTTGCTGCTCAGCAAGCCTTGGCCGGTCAACTTGGAACCGAAGCGCAGCAGCGCCTTGCAGCCCAACAGTCCCTCGCTGGCCAGCTTGGGCAAACGGCAGCTCAGCGCCTTGGCGCACAGCAACAGCTCGCTGGCATGGGCGCCACAGCCGCCCAGCAGCGCCTGGCTGCCGGCCAGGGCTACGGCCAGCTCTTGCAGTCCACGGCAGGGCAGCAGCTGGCAGCACAGCAGGGCTTGGCCCAGCAGATGGGCCAGGCGGCCCAGCAGCGCCTTGGATCTCAACAGCAGCTCGCTAGTCAGCTTGGGCAAACTGCAGCCCAGCGCCTTGCCTCCCAGCAGCAGCTTGCGGGGATGACCAGCACTGCAGCACAACAGCGGTTGGCTGCAGGTCAAGGTTACGGCCAGATGCTTCAATCTACCGCTGGACAACAGCTTGGCGCTCAGCAGCAACTGGCTCAGCAGATGGGCCAGGCGGCACAGCAACGCCTCGGTGCTCAGCAGCAGCTTGGTGGCGTCCTTGGGCAGCAGGCAGGCCAGCTCTACGGGGCAGGCACGCAGCTTGGTCAGACCCTTGCTGGTTTGGGGCAGACCCAACAGCAAGCCATGCAGCAGGCAGGCCAACAGGCTCTTGGAACCGCAGGGCAGGTTGCCGGTGCGCAGCAAGCTCTCGGCGGCGCTTTCGGTCAAGCCGGTCTTCAGCAGCTCGGTGCCCAGCAGGCAGCGGCCCAGCAGTTCGCCGGTTTGGGGCAGCAAGCGCAGCAAGCCGTTGGAGCAGATGTCTCAGCCCTTGGCGGCATTGGCGCTCTGCAGCAGCAGCAACAGCAGGCGCTCCTCGACGCCCAGCGTCAGGCAGCACTGCAGGCTCAGCAGGCGCCGCTTGCCCAGTACCAAGCGCTGGCGCCCTTTGTCTCCATGGCTCCCCGAGGAACCACGCAGATCCAGACCCAGTACGCTCCGCCGCCTAGCCCGCTGCAGGCTGGTTTGGCCACGGGGCTTGGAACCCTTGGCGCGCTGGGGCAGTTCTTCCAGCCGCAAGCCTCCGCAGCAGTTATGCCCGGTGGCAGTCGGATCATCTAGGGGTAAACCATGGCGATTAGCAGAGCGCAGATGCCAGAGCAGATTAAAGGGTACGCAGACGGTGGCCCGCTGGATGCTTATAGGAAGCAGCTTGAAGAGATTCAAAACCAGCGCAAGCCCATCACCCAGCAGGATCTCGCAGCGCGGATCCAAGAGCTGCAGATGCTGGTTCCCCAGCAGCGCCGCTCAAACATCTTCGATCTGGCGAGCGCCCTCAGCAAAGGCTTGGTGGCTCAGGCCCAGAGTGGGCGCCCCTCCTCGGTGGGCTATGGCCTAGCCATGGGCTTCGGTCTCTTCAACGAGATGCAGGAGAAACGCCGCGCCCAGATGGACGACATGGCGCAGAAACTTCGATCCTTGGCTTATGAGGATCTGCGCAAGCAGCAGGCAGAGAGCGAAGAACTCAAGCGCGCCATGGCCGATGCTGGTTTCAAACTTCAGCTTGAGCAGATGAAGCGCAGCGGCGGTTACTTCGAAAGCAAGACGGTAGAAGCGCAGGCGCTGAATCTCATCCTTGCTGCAGAAAGAGATCCTAATATCAAGAACACTCCGGAGTACAAAGTAGCCCTAGCGTTTTTGCAGAAACCCAAGCGAAGCCTGCAATCAACAGAAACCGGCATGGTTGAAGTGGAGCAGCCAGGGCTGAATATCGCAGAGATCTTCGGAGCACCAGCAGGATCTCAACCCGGCGTCCCGGCTGGCTTCTCTCCCACGGGACAGAATGACCCCAACGGCAATCCCGTTTACTATCGACGCAATCCCGATGGGACGGTCGATTACGCGGTGATGGAACCAGACTGATGCCTCTACGATCCCTGACGCCAGAAGAGATCCAAAGCCTGAACCTCGGGGCGCCGTCTGCTGCGGCGCCTTCTGGCGTTCGGGTTACGCCCATTGCTGGGACCGAGAAATCCAAGGATCCCTTTACTGAGGGGCAGCGAACAAATGCTGGCTTTGCTCTGCGCATGGCCAACGCTCTCGATGAGATTGAAGCCATCGAGGATAGCGGCTTTGATCCGATCAACTTCAAAGATTCGCTGCTGGTTGAATACGCGCCGTTTATTCCTGATCTGGCGGAGAACTTCCTGCTCTCCCCGAAGTATCAGCTGTATCGGCGCGCCATGAACGACTTCCTCACGGCTCAGCTGCGGGAAGAAAGCGGCGCGCAGATCAACGAATCTGAGATCGGGCTTATTGAGCGCACTTACGCTCCCATGCCAGGGGATAGCCCCGAGGTAATGAAAGCCAAGCGCCGTGCTCGGCGGAACGCACTGGAAGCGATGAAGGTTAGCGCTGGAAAGGCTTTCGATGACATTATGGAAGGAGCGTCTCTTGGCGAGCAGCCGAAGGTGGGTCCGGAAGCGGCTATCCTTGAGCTGCGCCGTCGAGCAAAGAATGATCCGCAGCTGGCTGAAGAACTGCGCCGTCGAGGACTAATGGAATGAGCGACTCCGCACTCTCTACTTTGAGCGACGACATCCTCATCCGCATGGCTTCCAAGCCGATGGCGGATGATGAGGTTCCGGACAACTTCTCCAACGACTTCCTGATGAAGCTCGCGCAGGAGCGGCTCAATAGCCAAGTGGATACGAAGAGTGGCGCACCGCCTCGGATCCGAGAGCAGGTTGCGGTTGCTATGCGTCCTGAAGATAAGCTCATGACTTTACGGAACTTTTTCCCTGATGCGGTTCCGGTCGAGGTGTTCGATCCGGAGTTTGGGGCAGATAAGTTCGGTCGAGGGAACTTCGTCTTCACCAATCCGGAGACGGGGCAGCTCACGCTCTTTGATGAGGATCTGCGCATCTTCGGGATCCCGGTGCCCACTCGGGGAGACATCGCGGACGTAGGCCCTGAGATCTTTGAAACCGTTGGCGGAATCTTCGGCGGCATTGCTGGTGGTGCAGCTGGCGCAACAGCCGGTGCTCCTACCTTCCTGGGGGCAGTCCCTGGAGCAGTTGCTGGCGCCGCAGCTGGCGAAGGCTTAGGCAGCGCTGCAGCGCGAGAAGCCTATACCAACATCATCAAGTTCTTCGGAGAGGTCGAGGACAACCGCACTGGTTTGGAGAAGTTTGGTGACTTCGCAAGCACGGCAGCGATCAACGCAGCGGCTGGCCCCATCGTCAGCAAAGTGGCCAAGGGCGTGAAGTTTGTGGCCGGGGCACCGATCCGCTATGCGGCGAATAGCCTCTCCACTCCTGCCAAGGAAACGCTGCGGCGCATGACCAGCGCAGGGGTAACCGATCCCACGGTTGGACAGGTGACGGGCAGCCCGGTGGCGAATCTCTTTGAGCAAGCCCTGGCAAATGCGCCAACCTCCACTCGCGTCATGCGGGAGAATGCGCAGCAGACCCTGATCCAGCTGGACGAGGCAGTTCAAAACCTCGCCCAAAAATACGGCGGCACGCGCACCTACAGCGAAGCAGCGGAGCGCACCATGAGCGCAGCGCAGGCAGCACGCGCCCGCTACGACGATCAGGTGCGAGCCATGTACAACAAGGTCGGTGAGCTGATTCCCTCCGATCTGGTTTCTGACGCGCCAGCAGTCAAAGAGTTTGTTGAGCGCTACCTCGCCGCAGCAAGGACTGCCACCGGCAAGCCTGAGCTGAACCCGGCTCTGCAGCAGGCAGAGAAGGTGCTGCGAGACGCAAACAACGGCGTGCTCACCTATGACCGGCTGAAGGAGTTCCGCACCAGCCTCATGCACACCGTGCGCCGGGCTGAAAGCCAGGGCGCGCTGGATGGCCCGCAGCGGAAGGTGAAGGAACTGATCGGCTATGTGACCAAGGATCTTGATGATCTGGTTGAAAGCGCTGGATCGCGTCAAATGGATTTGTTTGACGGAAGATCGGGTTCCACCTTGGGCGAAGAGGTGCTCCGACGATATAAAGCCGCGAACAAGTTTGTGGCCGATAACGCCCGCAAGGGTGGCGACATCGCCTTCATCGACAAGGTGATCAAGGCCGGGGAAGAGCAGGCGACGGGTGCACTGCGCTTGGTTCTGCGTGGAACCAAAGAAGGTGGCGATGCCATCGAAGCACTGCGCCGCCAGTTCAAGCCCGAAGAGTTCAACGTGCTCAGCGGCTTTATGCTGGGCCGCATGGGTCTGCCCACGGCAAGCGCCCAGGGTGTTGCAGAGATTGGTGAAGCGGCAGCAGAGCAAGGGGCTCGCGCCATCAGAGATGCTGGCTTCTCCCCGGCGCGTTTCATCACCAACTGGAACAACCTCAGCAAGGAAGCCAAGGAAGCGCTCTTCGCAGGCACCGAGTATCAGGATCTGGTGCCAGCGCTGGACGATCTGGTCTTCACCATTGACCGAGTGGGTAAGGCTGCAGCAGACATGGCCAACCCTTCTGGTACTGCTCGCGCTCTTGCTGCCATGGGCACCCTCGGCGTCTTCGGTGCAGAGGCTGGCTTCGGCAAACTCCTAGGCTCTGAAGGCTTTGAGTACGGTCTCGGCGGGCTGATTGGTCCCTACGCCGCAGCCAAGCTCATGACCAACAAGGACTTTGTGAAGTGGCTGGGAGAAGGGGTGGAGACGGCAGTATATGATCCCAACTCTTTCGGCCAGCATGTGCGCCGGTTGATCCAAGTCTTTGAGGTCAACCCCGACATCCGAGACGAAGTGAGAGCCGTTCTCCAGGGCCTTACGCAGGACACCATCGAACCCATGCCTTATGAGACCTCTGCGTCTCAGCCGCCGCTCAGCGCGCTCCCAGAAGGCAATGAGCTGAAGTTCCGCCGCAAGACGGACTCGACGGTTGCGGATGAAGTGCTCCCGAATCGGGAAGAGCTGCTGGCTCAGCTGAATAACATCCAGCTGCCGCAGATCGAAGCGCCCGCCTTTGAGGGACTGGGATTTGAACCGCTCCCAGTTGTGGCGGAGACGGCGGCTGGGGGGGCGATGGATTTCGCCATGTCTCCCACGATCTTGCCGAGGGCAGAGGATCGTGAGCTGGCGATGCGGACTCGGGGCGGGGGGATTGCAGGACTAATCTAGTCCTCTTCTTGTCCCGCCATGCTGACGCGAATCAAAGCACCGTCGACTTCGTAGTCCAGCTCAAAGCCCATGGTGGTTTCCCCATCGATCTCAACCACAAGGTTGCGACTCATGAGCCTGAGCAGCGCAGCCTGCTGGTGGAGCGTCATGCGGCTGAACAGCTCAATGACTTCATTGGCTCCCAGCTGGGGGCGATAGGATTGAGGCAGCACCCGGTCTTCCTTTGCCTTCTTGAACAAACTCAAGCAGCACCCCCAAAGAGTTTGGCATGTTCTCGCTCGACTAAGATCCGCAGCTGGTCGATCTTCGAACGCCGCTCCTGCAGACAGATTGCCTGCAGCATCTCAAAACATTTTTGGTCAACGGCAAGGGATTTGCGCTGACGCTCTGGATTCTTCTCGGTCTCCATGGTTCCCTCATTGCGTGTAAATCCTTTGACCAAATATACAGATATGTGTAAAACTGTGCAACCATGAAATACGTTATCAAGAACCCACTGCTGAGCATGCAATCGCACTGGTTCATCAACCAGAGCGTCTATGCTGCCGTTGAAGAAACGGTGCCCCTCATCACCCGCTACCGAGCCAGCATGGGGAGGGAGGATCTTCCCAAGACCCCCGTCTCCCGGCTCTGCAAGCAGGTCTTCCCAAGCGTCTACCGCGTTCCCCTCTTCCGCCGCCAGTGGTGCGAGATGATGGTGGAGGAGATCGATCAGATGCGCCGGGAGATTGGCTTCACCCCGAATGAAGATGAGGACGTGCTGCGCCAGATCCCCGAGATCGTGCTGGAGGAGCATGTGCCCGAGCTGTTTGAGCGCATGTGGTTTGTGGTGCAGACCGTGCTGCAGCCAATCTTCTTCAGCCTCTTCCAGCGTGAGTGCCACGACATCGCGTCGGTTCAGATCGCCAACTACAACCTCAAGGACAAGAAGCAGGGCGCGTGGCACCACGATGAGAGTGCAGACATCAGCGTGGTCGTGCCCCTCAACACTGGTAAGTATGAGGGGGGCGGCACTGAGTTCCACAACTGGGGGAGATTGAACCCGCTGCCCAGCGGGCATGCACTGATCTTCCCCAGCTTCACCAACCTGCACCGGGGCTTGCCGGTGCAGAGCGGTGATCGCTACCTGCTGGTGTTCTGGCTTTACGACAAGAGCAGGTTGGTCAATCTCGCTAGGGCCGTAACCTAGCCCACAATGTCCTCAAACGTGTAAGCGTTAGTGATGACGCACCCGTCTTCGTCCAACCCTTGCACAAGATGCTCGTCGTGCGGGTTGCTCTGCATCCAAGAGACCGCTTCGTCAAGCGTGTCAAAGTTAGCGAACTCAGCGCCAAAAGCCGTCTCCGACACAACCTGCCAAGCCGCGCAAGCCTCTGGGTCATCAAAAAAACCAAGGCTTTCTTCTTTGATGTAAGCACTCATTTCTTTCTCCTCGCGCCGTGGGACAACCCCACAACCCCAAGACTAAAGAAGTGCCGTGTCGTTGTCAACAACTTTATAAAGGGTTGCACATCGACACGGAGTGTGGTACCTTATGAATGTGGTCGCGGGGACCACGCCATGAGGAGACACCAAGAATGCTGACGATTCCCAAGATGAGCCGCGCCGATCTGATCAAGATCGCCAAGGGCTCGACCTTTGAGATGACGCCCAAGATGAAGATCTTCCTCTTTGAGCTTGAGACTCTCGGCCAGTACACCGAGGCGACTGAGGACGAAATAGAAGAGTTCGATGAGCTGCTTGATGAGATGGAGGGCTGGGAATGAACTTCGTGAAATACCTGCTCGACTTCTACGGCCCCGAGGGCCTCTACCCCCTGAAGCCAGCGCTGACGAAGGAGGTGGCTGAAGCCGCCGCTTCGTCGGTGATGGCTCCCGCCTTCTACAAAGCCAAGGGCTGGGAAGGGGAGTTCTGCGGCGACAGTGTCGACCGCGAGGCTTGCCGGGATCTGCTGATCGACGTGTTCGGTTATGAGTTCCCAGAGGCCCCCTTGAAACTGGACTTGCGAGAGGATGCGTGATGGGACTGTTCGACGATCTGATGCGCGACCCGACGGGTCTTAGAGCTGAAGCTGCTCGCAAAGCACGCGAGGAAAGCAAGCGCCAAGAGCGCAACACCAACGCCAAGAGCCGCCGTGCATCGCGCAAGCTGGCTGCTGAGCTGGGCGTCAAGTTGGACATTTGCCGAGACGATAACTTCTGGCGCGTATACGTCCACAACCCTTACCCCGAGAATCGTTGGGACGACGAGATCATGTGTACTTGGTGGCCCGAGGTTGAGTCTGCGTTGCTGGAAATCAAAGGCAAGCGAGATAGAGGGGCGGCATAGCGCCGCCTCTTTTCTGGCCGACGAGCGGTGTATAAATGCTTGCACATCGACACGGGATTTGGTACCTTAATGGTGTGGCGCGGGGCCACGATGAGGAGAACGAAATGAGTGCATACATTGTTGATGAAACCGACATTGCCGCCATCGCCAAGATCGCGGCCCACAAGGTCGGCTGGCGTTCGATTGGTGGTCGGATCGTGAACATGGTTAAGCGTGAGATCAACGAGTTCGACGCGCCTGAGATCGCCAAGATCCTTGCGGTGCAGAACATCACAAGCGTCGAGTATCGTTACCCCAACCATGGGGAGGCTGGCGGCATGCTGGTTGGCCCCACCTGTGACTACGTCGCCGCCTGCATGCAGATGGCTCGCAACCGTGACGTGCCGATGGCGGAGGGCTGCACCAAGCCCTTGCTCTACTGCCCCGCCAAGATCTACGAACTGGTTGAGCGCTACGAGTATCAAGCCTGCGAGAACCCCGAGTGGATCCAGAGTGACGCCTATTGGATCTGCGACGCGGTCAAGAAGTACGCGGCTCACCTCATGATCGAAGAGCTGGAACCCGAAGAGGAGGCGGCGTAAGCCGCCCAGGAGAAACCCAAAATGGAACCTCGCGTGACCAAGAAAACATTGCGCCTTGCGGTTGCTCGCCTCAACAACGAAATGGGCTTGCCAACCTCTGCGTGGCTGACGCCTATCGGCTCTGGCCTCACCGCCAATGTGGGGGTGTTTGTTCTTGATTCTGCTTACGGCGGTTATCGCTTGGGACGCATCGTGACCGAGGGGGGCGGACAATCGGACATCTCCCCCCGTGGAACAGCCCGTGAAACACTCAATTACATTCAAGCCATGATCAAGGGCATTGAGCTTGCGCGAGAGGAGGCAGCATGACCTACCGCAAACCCCCCTTCCCGACGAGCCGCTATCTGGCTCGTCAACGGCGGAGGGACAAGAACGCAGCCTGGGCAGCAGACGCCCAGGAGCGGCTCAAGCAGTTCGAAGAGAAGAAAAAAGAGGATGACGAACGGTAGCTTTTTCCTGTGCAAATGTTTGCATCTCGACACGGCATCAGTATAATGAAGGTGCGGATTGATTGAGGAGATCGCAAAATGACAGTGATGATTGATGGCCAAGCTCAGTACGTCGGACGCACGATTCAAGTGGTCATTAAGGCTGAGTATGAAGATGCCCTCGTCATGGAAGAGGACGGTTCAACCAGGTGGATCAAGGTTCGGGACGGGGCCTATCCCACCGAAGACGCCACCCCTGAAGTCCTAGAGATCCTGTCCAACCAGCACAAGGCGGCAGCCCAGAGGTACCACGACCGCGCTGAGGAGAGCTTCCAGCGCTGCGACACCGACGGCTTCCTGACCCAGTGGGCTCTCCAGCAGAACGCCGAACTTGAGCGTCTCAGGGCTGGGCTTGCAAAGGACGGCTACCAGGGCAGCTTCATTGGCCTCTACGAAGGCGACCGCCGGGTAAAGGCCAAGGAGATCAGCACCCAGTATGGAACCTGCTGGCTCCTCCACGAGGACGAGAAGGCGCTCATCGCCAAGCGCGGCAAGCCCTTCCTTCCCACCGGCAGCAACAGCCGAATCCTCAAGGGCCTTGGCTTGGAGGAGCGGGACGAGATTGCTCCCGCCTATGCCAAGCACGGCAAGCATCGCCCCTACATTTTCAGAACCGGCGACCAGTGGGGCGGCGATGCCGTCCTCTGCGAGGAGGCATAATCATGGGACTCAGAGTTAGCGTTTTCCGCCACGGCAAGTACGACTGCACTAATGGTGGCATCTCTTCCAAGGCAACCGAGCTGTGCCTTGTGAACCTTCCCGGCAGCGCTGAGCCCAGCGAGGACTGCCCTGCTGCACGGCTCATCGTGCGCTCGCCTTGCGGCAATCCTATCCTCTCCATCGTCCCTGACGGTGAGGAGCGCTGGACCATGTTCGGCGGCAACTATGCAGCCTGCAGCGGCAACGGCTTCTCAGACGCCTGCAGCAAGCTCCTGGGCCACAAGTTCTACGGGGCTGTGGCGATCCATGACCGGGTGGAGAGCTAGCCATGGAGAAGATCTGGTGGATTCTCGCGGCGATCATCTTCGGGATGGTCGCCCTGGCGGACGACGGTTACCAGCACGCCGTCGAAATGTCGGAGCACTACGACGAAATGGTTTGCGCTGGGCACTGGCCCGATTACGATAACCGGGAACCGGACTGCAGCGGGAACTGAGGTGGAAAGCCAATACACAATCATCGAGGTGCGCCGGGGGGATCACGTCTTCTGGCGCGTCAACTTCAACCGGAGCAGCAGTGGGCTCTACCCCACCGAGGCAGCTGCCAAGCAAGCAGCTCGCTCCATGTTCGATCTTGAGAAAGCCATCCACGACATCCAGCGAGGATCCTATGATCGATGAGATCAGAGCAGCCTTGGTGCGGCTGCGAGAAACGCACCACGACCCTTATGTTATGGCGCGGGTCAACGAGATCCTGAAGCATGTCGAAGAACTTGAAGTCCAGATTTCAAACCCTGACCGACCAGCTGATGCTGGTGTTTCTTCTCGCGTCCTTAGCCGTGGTCCTGACTGCGATATTTTTGAGCATGGTTTGAGCAGCTTCGGAACCATGGATTGATGCCCGAGCCGACATCGCAAAAGCTAGGGGAGAGTGAGTGATGAGCATCGAGACCGAATTACGACGCTACCTTGATCGCGGCATCGACTTGCAGCACCGGCGGCTTGAGAGGATTCGCTGCTTGAAGAACGGCGAGCCGTACCAGAATCAGTACGAGGAGCGGGTCAAGTGGCGCCAGGAGGTGCCTTACAACATTCGATTGGACATGCCGGTCCTTCCCGCAACGTGGGAGATTTTGCCAGTTTATTTTTGAGGAGAAGAGCATGAGTGATTTAGCTCAACGACTGCGTGACAGCACAAAATTTTACCATTCGGACTGTGAATTAAAGATGCGGTGTGCCGACCGCATCGAAGAGCTGGACCTGAACGATAGACGCTACAGGTGGATCAGGGACGGCGGCTGGATGCTGATTGGCAAGGATCGTGGGAACGGTCCCGAATGGCCGGAGGCCGCTGAAGTTGACCGGCTGGTGGATGCCGCTATCGCAAAAGCAAAGGGAGAGTGATTGAACCCAGCCCTATTTTTACAGCACGGGCGGTAAGTCTAGGCATCTGGTAATCGCAAAAGCAAAAGGATAGCCAGAGCTGTCCCAACCAAGCCATGAAGATCAGATAAAGCTGACCTGAAGGAGCGTGAGCAATGACCTTCGAAGAGGAGCTTCTCCACCGCCTCTCCAGAGGTGAGACGCTGCAGTTCAAGCAGGTTTCCCAGTACGCTGGGCACAACCGGGCAGAGGAAAGCATGATCCGGTGGAAGGTGACCCACGGCACCAAGGAGGGCGATGATCTGGATCTCTGGGGAGGGAGGACTTTTGAGCTTTCAATCTGAGGGGGAATTGTGTGAAAAATATGAAGCAGGAGCGCTGGAATCGAGCCTACAAGGCCGGGCAGACCGGCTACATTCTTGGTGAGTTTGAGGACTCAAACCCTTATGGAAAGGACAACTTATTTCTCCACTGCGCATGGTTCGCAGGCTTCTGCGACCAGCACGGTGAGACCGCAGGAAGAGGGGCGCCACTGCCGAGGAGGGAAGATGACGCTGGTTACCTTCGAACAGATGCTAAGACTGCATGATTGGGATTGGCTCCACGACGAGGATCCCAGCATCTACATGAACGGGCGCCACCAAGAAGGGCGCATCAATGAGGCCCTTGGGATCCTTGAGGCTCAGGGGCAGGGTGAAGAAGCGCGCCAGCTCTTCACCACCTACTCCGGAGGGATGAGAGATCTGCCATGAAACAGTCGCTGAAAGACAAGGTGGACCAGCTTGTCAGGCACATGCCACCCCACAAAGCAGGGGCACTGCGCTTCGTCGCTGATAAGCGGGAGGAGGCAGGACGCAGCGAATGGCTTATCATTGCGGAACTGCGGGCAGCGTTGGGTGGAACGTCGGCGCTGCGGCGGTTCTGGAATCGGCTGATGGACAAGATCGATGGCTGGAAGAGGAAGGCCAAGGAAGTATCCAAAGAGCGCCTTTGAGATCCCTGGGGCGTTCCTCTTTCACATGAGGGACGAGATGGGGCTGGAGGCGCCCGAGGTTCTCATGACCCACCAGAGTCGAGTGCTGATCGATGGTGAGGATCCCTACCTCGGTCATCTTCTTGACGAAGCGCACCTGTATCTTGAAGACCCAGCGCGGGACAGTCGGCTGGCTCGGTCAGCCAAGTACACGATAAACACCATCTATCAACATTTCGGAATCAGTTGAGGAAATCAATCGTTGGGGGGGTCAGGAGATGCTTTCAGTGGAATACCGAGAAGACCTTGATGGCGATGAAGACGGCGACTATAGCGCTACCCTGACGATTATCAGCAGCGACCCCGCGCTGATTCGAAAGGCTCGGCGTATGGTGCGCAGCCTCATGGACGATAGCCCGAGCCTTGCTACCGTCCCCCGCAGGAGTGAAGGCGATGAGTGAGAACATCGCCGTCGCCCTGGTCTTCCTGCTGGTTCTGCTCAGCGTGCTGGTGATGCTCCCAGGGCTGGTGATTGCAGCCCCCCTACTCTGGGGCGCGCTGAAGATCTTTGACTGGTTCGAAAGCCAGTAGGCGCTTTAGGAGGGCGTTTGAGGCGCGGTTGAGATGCCCATCGTTCTCAATCCAGAACACGTCGCTGGCGGAGCGCACCCCGTCCTCCATGGTTAGGCGATAGGCGTGGTCCCCGTAGCCGGGCTCATGATCCACGGCGACCTCGCTATACTGAGCGATTCTTCGAAGCGCGTCCTTCATGGGACCGAAGCGGTTGTTCATGTTCCTTCTCCTTGATGAATCCCGGCGGCGGTGGGCCATTGTGCCGAACCACCAGCTCGCACCACAAAACAAAATCTGGATCCTCGAGGGATCCCCGCATGTAATTAAGCTGGCTGCAGACCAACCGCAGATTGCCCTTCACATAGCCTCGGGCGCTGTCGATCCGATCCACCGACACGTTGCGCCCCAGGCCATAGCCATTGCCGATGTCTTCCCGGCGGCTGGAGAGCCACGTCATGGGGATCCCGGTCAAAGCGCAGCGACCGCGCTGCTTCTCCCACAGCGTCATCAAAAAGGTAATGCCATCGAAACCATAAAGATCGGGATCGATGTAGGTGTCTTTTTTTTTGCGCGCTCTGCAGAGCGCATTCCAGCGAAAGCGCAGGAAGCGCTCCGGGGTCGGATCCTCCGAGAACAAGCGGCTGCGCCGTATGTACATGCACTTTTTGCACGCACGGCGAAACCCGTTCTCGCCCCTCCCGTTTCCATAGAAGAACTCGCGAGTGAGTGGCAGCGTCTTTTTGCATTCCGAGCAAGTGCGAGTGGTTGGCAACGGTTACCCCCCGGTACCGTTCCCCGCGCCATGAGCCCGTGTTTATCAAGAAATTGCGTCATGGTTATGACGGGCCAACCTTAGCAGCTTTTTTCTTTTGCGCCATACGCTCAACGTAAGGCATGAATTTCTCGCCAAACTTTAGCTCCCACCAGCGCTCCCAGGTGATGCCCCGTCGGGGCACCTTCCAGAAGCGCCGGGTCCAGACCCAGCGGGCGGCATAATATTTGATCTCCTCCGCCCACCGGGCCTCTTGCTCCGGGGTGGTCTCACCAAAGTTCATCGATGCCGAACTCGGTGGTGCCTTCGATCCCATAGGGGCGATAAATGCCGCTCCTCTCAGCTTCAAGGATCGTCGCCAGGGCCTGCTCATTCTTTGACTCAGCGTAGGCGATGGCTTCATCCGAAAGGGTGTAGACCGCGTAGGGATAGGGGGGCTGCTTCTCCTGAGCCAGGAAATAGAACTTGGCGGCAGGGATCCCCGCGCACTGAGCAGCTCGCAAATAGAGTGCTGCCTGTTGATGGTAGCGGAAGGAGTTGATGGCCGAGCGGAAGCCACGGGGTGACGCATCCCGGCAGGTCTTCAGATCCCAGACATCAGTCCCCGTGTACCAGTCGAAGCGGGCCTTAAAGGGATGGCCTAGCCACTCAAAAACCAGCGTCAGCTCAGCCTTGTGCTCTGGCTTGGGAGCGTACTCAGCGACCACCTCCCGGCGAGCCATGCAGACCTCGTACAGCTCGCGCTTGATGGGAGTGCGGCCATCGACGGTGGAGAGCCAATCCTCGTACTCCTCCTTCCCCGCCTTGGTTCGCCGATCCACGTCAGGGATGATGGCGAACTCCTCATCGAACTTATGCAGCTCAAGGAAGACGGTGTGCTGCACCCGACCCTCAAGGAGTGCAGGCGACTCCGAGAGGGGCGGGGCAAACTTCCACTGGAAGGGGCAGCGGATCGCTGAGGTCAGGTCATGGGAGCGGAACGCTTTGATGGCCGCATACTGCTCATAGGACAGATCCTCATAGACCCCAGGCTTCATGCAGCCTCCTTGCGCGGGTCATCGCCATTGGCGAAGCGCAGGTACGACAGGGCCTTGGCAAGATCCTCGGACTGCTTGTTGTAGTGGGGAGGGGGGTTCACCATGTCCTTCTTCTTGCGAGCCACGGCGCGCTTCTTGGTTGTCACCACGGCTTTCTTCGCCTCAAAGCGGGCCTTTTGATAGGCCCGAACACAGGGCTTGCAGTGGCTGCTCAAACCGTCCTTGGTTGCAGCGTTCTTGTGGAACTCCGCGACCACTTTTTTCTCACCACATTTCTTGCACAATTTCATCCCCGCACTCCTCCTTTAAAACGGGATGGGATCGTCGAGATCCCCACCATCATCAGGCTTGTCCATGTCGGCCATGGCCTTCTCATGGTTCGCCGTCATGGTGGCGATAGCGGCGAGACCACCACCGTCCCCAGCGCCATCAGCGATGCGCTTGCGCTCACCCTTCGCCATGGCTGCTCGCATCTCAAAGGAGTTGTCGATCATCTCCTTCATGAAGTTGGGCAGCTCCTCATAGATGTCGCACATGGCCTTGGTCTCTGGCGTCGAATCACCGGAGAACTCAGCGCAGTAAACGTCGAGGTCAAAGGCGGAAAGGGGGTTGTGGGTCTTCATTTTTTTGAAGCCGCCGGTTGGCTTGAAAACCGACATGACCTTGGCCCGACCGTTGGCCGTGTGACCGACCTCAAGCTCGCAGTTCACCCCGAGCACGTTGGTCAGATCGAAGCCGCGAAGCTCCTCATCGGAAAAGGATTTTCCGCGCCACATTTTGAGGTCTTTGTGAAGAGTGCTATTTTCGTTCAAGGACAGGGTGTACTGCTTCATTATGGACATCGGGCGCCCATCATCAAGCTGAAGTTCAGGCAGCTCCCACTGGATAAAGATCACATGCCGCTTCTTGGGATCTTCATCCTTGAACTGCTCTTCGCGGGTTCCCGCATCAATCAGCCGGTAGCAGATTGCGTTATGGGTGCCCTTGGGGACGGCTTCATAGTCGCCGCCAGACGCGCTTACTTTTAGTGCCATGAGACTTTCTCCTAGATGCACGATTGCAAAAACCTGTAGGATTGTACACACTGAATAGGACAAGACGCAACCAGCGAGGGGAAAAAGGGCGTGGCTTTTATCGTCAAGAGACCGAACCAGAAAGATCACAGCAAGCCGCTCACCGGCATCGCTGAGCAATTTGAAGCATGGCTACTCGCCCAGGGGCTGCGCCCCGACCCCAAGAAAGGACTGGTGATCGACGGCAAGATTGGCCGCGCCTACGTTGATGTGGATGGGCAGCAGAAGCTCGTCGGCTGGTATCAGCTGTGGGTGCATCAAGCCATGCCCTTCGGGCGCTGCGGTGACTACCGGGTGGATCCGAAGAAGGCCACGGCGACGTGGAAACCAGAGAATGAGGGTGCCTTCGAACTCACTGAGGAGATGAAGGCGGAGATCCGCGCCCTGCAAGAGGAGGCTGAGCGGGACCGGGTTGAGCGTCAAACCCGCGCTGCGATCAGAGCCCAGCGGCAGTGGGAGGAGGGCACCAAATGCGACATCCACCCCTACCTGCAGAAGAAGGGGTGCGCAAGCCACGGCCTGAAGGTGAGCGAAGCGGGACTGCTCATGATCCCCATGCTCGACGAGCACCTGAAGGTGGTGGGCCTGCAGTTCATTGATGAAACCGGGCAGAAGCGGTTCCTGACCGGCAGCAAGAAGAAGGGCAGCTTCTTTGTCCTTGGCCAGCCGCTCCTCCAGGGGGCACAGGAGATCGCCTACGTCGAGGGCTACGCCACCGGGGCCAGCTACTTTGAGGACCACGGCAAGCCCACGGTGGTCTGCTTCGATGCCTACAACTTAGAGCCGGTTTCGGAAACCATCGCCAAGCATTTCACGCAAGCGAAGCACCTCTTCATCGCCGACTTCGACGATAGCCAGACCGGGGAGCGGGAGGCCGTGAAGGCGGCGAGCAAGATCCGCAGCCTGGGGCTGGAAGCCGAGGTGCTGATCCCTGAGTCCAAGGGCGACTACAACGACCACAAGCAGGCCGTGGAGGGGGAGCTTCTCCCGGCCCTCAAAACCGTCGACATCCCCATCAATTTTGAGTGGCAGAAGAGCGACCGGGGCCGGTTCCTGAACAGCAAGGAGAACGTCCTCGGCGTCCTCAAGATCAACGATATAAGCGTCTGGTACAACGTTATCAAGAAGCGCATGGAGATCCAGATCCCCAACCAGAACTTCATTGCGGATCTGAAGGAAGAGGCTGCGCTCATTGAGATCGAAGATCGCTGCATCCAGCTCGGCATCCCCCACACAAGAGTCCGCGATTACCTCAAGCTGTTAGCGGAAGAATACAATCCGGTTAGGGATTGGATAGAAAGCGAACCATGGGACGGCACCGAGCGCCTGCAGGACTTCCTCAACACCATTGAGAGCCCGCACAAGGAACTCAAAGAGACGCTGATGACGAAGTGGCTGATAAGCTGCGTGGCCGCAGCGTGCGAACCAAACGGCATCGAACTGGAAGGGATCTTGGTTTTCCAAGGTGCGCAGGGTCTTGGAAAGACCCTGTGGTTCAAGCGGCTGGCGGACTACGACCAGGGCTGGCTCCTTGAAGGCGCTACGCTGAACCCCAGCGACAAGGACTCAGTGAAGCAGGCAGTAAGCCACTGGATAGTCGAGCTGGGGGAGATCGAATCCACCTTCAAGAAGTCAGACATCGACCAGCTGAAAGCCTTCGTCACGAAGAAAACCGACGAGCTGCGCCTACCCTACGACCGTGGTTTTACGATCTACCAACGCCGCACCGCGTGGTACGCCAGCGTCAACGCCAGGGAGTTCCTCACCGACTCCACGGGGAACCGGAGGTTCTGGGTGGTCCCGGTGAGCAAGATCCACTACGACCACAAGATCAACATGCAGCAGCTCTGGGCTGAGGTGCACCACCGGCTGTATAAGCCAGGGGTGCGCAACTGGTTCCTCACCAGCGAGGAGCGCGCAGCGCTGCAGGACAGCAATGAGATGTACCGCACCCAGAGCAGCGTCGAAGACCTGCTCCTTGAGCACGTCAACTTCACCAGCCAGTCAACGGAACCAGTGCAGATGACGAAGCTGCTCCGAGATCTCGGGATCCAGAACCCGCGAGCTGGGGAGTTCAAGGAGGCGGCGAGGGTGCTCTCAAGCCATGGAATCGAACCGAGGAGGAGCAATGGGAGGAAGGTCTATGACCTTGAATACACCGTCCCAACTCATCTCTCGCGGGCTCAACCAGGGGGAAATGGGACGCCTCTGGGGGCCTATGATGATCTGCTTTGACCAGGGTAGGGTAAGGGTACCCTGTTCCCGTGTCGTGGTGTAAAGTACGCATAAGTCGACACGCTACTTAAAGTGATTTGTTAAGAGTGGAGAAAAGGTACACTGTACCCTGTTAAGGTCTACTGTAAGCTATTGATTTAAGGTGTCTTTTAGACAGGGTAGGTTAGGGTACCTTTTTTATATAAGTAGTAAATATGTAGGAGTATAAACAGGAGAGTAGTGAGTTTATACGTTACCAACATAGTATGGGGAAAGTGGGTGATACCCTGCCCTGTACCCTGTGTATGAATATACAGTGGTACGCGGGGGCGAGAGAGGACACGATGGCGGCGCAGCTCAGCGCATCACCGGGCGGAGCGAGACCATCACCGGGCGAAGCGACCGGATGGCGGGGGAGGGCGGAGAAGCGTGCGGGGGAAGTGCGGAGATAGCGGGCAGCGGGCGCCACGCACCCAGCGGGCGGGCGGCTTGGAGAAGTTGGCGCTTGGGGGTGGGGGATAAGATGTGAGCCGGGGCTCATGTTTTGACAAGCGAGGAAACGATGGAAGAGAGCGAAGAGAAGAGAGGGCGTGGCCGACCGAAGAAGGAGAGGCCGAAGCTCAACAACCCACCAGCCTTGTTCGAACCGGATGAGGAGTTCGACCTCACCGAGATGCAGACGGCGTTTGTCTACTGGTACACAGAGGGAGCATGTGGCGCTAGTGAGGCTGCTCGTCGTGCTGGTTTCGCCTACCCCTCTTCATCAGCCAGTCGCATGCTGGACGGGAAGAGCCAGCCGAACGTCGTCAAGGCGATCAGAGCGCGGCAGGAGGAGATGCGAGCCAAGTACGCCATCACTCCAGAGAAGACTGGGAAGATGCTTTGGGAGATCACTCAGAATGCCTTCGATGCTGGCCACTACAACGCTGCGGTTAGCGCGGTGAAGGAGCTGAACAACCTCGCTGGCTTGACGATCCACAGAACCCAGAACCTCAACATCAATGCCAACCTCGAGAAGATGACCAAGGCAGACATCACCAAGCGCCTCAACGAGCTTCTGGGCGTCGATGACAGTTTCAGCGATAAGGACCATTGACCAAAGCTAACGCCGCTCAGATCGAAGTACAGGGCTGCTCAGAGCCAATCAGCACGCTAGACTCCATCAGCCCATTCAAACTATGCTTCCCCCGCCTCCCGCCCGGCCCCCGCCATGATCGAAAAAATCGATCAATTTCCTGGTTTTCAACAGATTTCATCAATGGTGCGGTTTCCCGCGTAAGTGGAACGTGAGGCCGCGCTCATGTTTGCGTCTGCGTTGTGCTCAGAACGTGTCGGTTTTGCCCCATGGCAGACCAGATCTGGCCTAAAGACCTGTGGATTAGTTGCAAAAAGCAATAGTTGCAAAACGCAACTATTTCTCGTGACCGGGACTCTATGGATTTGAGTTTTTACTTGCAAAATGCAACTAAATTTTCGGGGGGCACCCCCCTAAATCGCGGCCTCATATGGCGACCAAGTTAAAACTGGGTTTGCCGCATTCAATACCCACAAATTCGTAACGGGTTTTTAGGTACCCTAGGGTCCAGATTTTCCACCCAAAGGAGACCCCCCCCTATGGCACCCCCTACCCCATGAGTTCTGTTACTTGCCGCCAAGGAACCCTACGGGTATATAATTTTCCAAAATTTCATAGAAGGTCGAATATGGCCAACTCCCGCCAGAAGGGCGCTGCCTTTGAGCGCGACATCGTCAAGCGCCTGAATGGTTTCTCCGCCAAGGCCGGTTTCGACTTCAGCTGCAAGCGCAACCTCGACCAATACCAAGCCCGCGATCTCTGCGACATTGAGATCCCCGGCCATGCGATTGAGTGCAAGGCGTACAAGGATGGCTTCTGGTATCGAACCGAGTGGTGGGAGCAGGTGGTGCGAGCGAGCGATGGCCGCATCCCTGTGCTGGTTTGGAAGTTCAACAACAAGCCGATCCGCGTGACCCTGCCCCTCTACGCCCTAGCCCCCGATCTGCCCCAAGATCCTGATCGCGTCTGCGTGGTTTTTTTGGAGGAATGGTTTAAGATCCTGCAAGACAACTGGCATCGCTACCAGCAGGAACCTGCGGATGAATTACCGTGACATCGACATCTTCGGTTATTCCTTCGGCGGTGAGGTGCTCAAGCGCATCGCCGAGCTTGGGGGTGATGTAAGGGAAGCCTACAACCGCTTGGTCCAAGCCGGTTACCCCAGCAGCACCGCAGAGAAGATCGCCACTGGCGAGCTACCCATGGATTCCGCCAGCAAGGCTGCCCGGATGCAGGAGCAGGGGTACACCACCCCAGCCTTCAGTGGGTCCACCTTCGACATTCGCGCTTTCGACACGTCCGGGGCTAACCCAGCATCAGATTTTGGCATGGGCACCTATGCGACCACGAGCCCGCTGGACGCAACAGCGAATTACGCCGGGTTAGGACCAGACCGAACCCAGCGAATTGAGCTTGAGGCATTAAGCATTTTTAACTCTTTAGTAGACGACAAAGATGCTTTGGAAAAAGCTTTAAGCGATGTGGGCTTAACCCTTCAAAATTACTATGACGACTCAGATAAAGCACTCAAAGCTATCGCTATGTCAAAGCTGGTCGGCGACGCCCCTGGCGGCGTGACCTATCCGCTGCGGATCAACACCCAGAACTACGCAGTGATCGGCGGCGACAATCCAACGGTTTTGACCGACACCCGAGACTATCTTGAGGAAGCCAAGCAGGCTTTGGGTGCAGCAGCGGATGAGGACGATATTTTCGACTACGCGGAAGATCTAAGATTTAATGACGATGAAGGTCTTTACGCTCGGATCCGAGAGGCTCTTTCAGAAACTGACATTTACCAAGATGAGCAGGCCATCAACAGCGTCTTGGAAGAGATTGCGAGCGATATTGCCGACGGCGATGTGCGTATAGCGGATATTGATGCAGCAATTCGAAGAAATGCGCCGGAAGCCTATGACGAGGCGACCGGAGATCTTTTGTCGCCGGGAGAGATCTCGCGCCAGACCATTCAGAACCTTGGTTTCGAAGGGATCATCGATAACACCGTCGATCTCAAATTCGGAACTAATCGCCGGGGCTTCCTGGGGAGAACCAAGGTTCCAGGCATGACTGGCGTGACCCCGGAAACGTCTCACATCATCACCTTGCCCGGTCAAGAAAAGAACATCCGCTCCCAGTTCGCCGCCTTCGACCCCGACCAGCGCCGCAACCCCAACATCCTTGCTGGTTTGGGAGCGACGGGGGTAGGGGCAGGTTTGCTCTTCGCCCCCCAGGAGTCAGAAGCCAGCGTTCTTGGCGAGATTGGCAAGCGCTTGGTCCGCAACACCAGTGATGCTTCAAACATCTTTGGGGAAGGCGCCGAGCAGATCACGCTGAGTGACCCTGTCTCCGGTGGCCGCATCAAGCTCTTGTCCCGCCCCGGTGAGCCCAATTCGGTTCTCAATCTCTATGTCGACGAAGAGTTTCGGGGCCAGGGTGTAGGGAAGGCGTTGCAGGATGCTGCCCTCGCTGAAGGGCCGCTCATGGGACAGGTCAGCTCCAAGGCTGCTGCGGTGAACGCCTATCGCTCAGGAAGAAGGCCCATTGGGAACCCGAATGCGTCTCTTGAGGATGTCTTCGCGGCCATAGACGAAGACTCGTCAGTGAATATGGTGACCTCTGACCTTCTTCCTTCCGGAAAGGGTGCCCTCGGAGCAGGCGCCATTGGCACAGCAGCCCTCGCGGCGCCTCAAGATGCACTCGCAGCAGAACAAGGTGGTGCTATGGATGAAATCGACATCTTTGAGCAGTTCTCCCAGCTCTCGCCAGAGGCAGAGGCGCTGTTAAGCCGCAGCGCTGAGGGCATGGTAATGACACCGGGAGGGCCGGTGCGTGCTGATGCTGGCCCCACCGAAGCCCAGGCCCTGAACTTTGCTGGTTTGATGACCGGCGTTGGCGGGGTTTTGGATCTCTTGGGTTTGTATCCCCAGATGCCTGAGGAGGGGGTTGGCTTCGGGGAGATGATTGCGGGAGAGACGAACCCGAGCCTGCTGGAGAACCTGCAGCAGGGGAACTATTTGGACACTGGTCTGCAGCTCCTGGGAGCCATTCCGCTGGTTGGTGCTGCTGCTAAGGCCCCCCGCATGCTCTCCAGGGCTGAGCTGGCTGAGTTCAAGAACGTTCTGACCCAAGCCATTGAGCGTCAGGATCCGAACCTCCGCCAGCTGATCGACGAGCACCCCACGGTGGTTGCCGCGCAGGCCCGCCTAAGCGAGATCCCTGAGACGGTGGATAATCCGCTCTACAACACCGAGGAGTGGGTCCAGAACCGCCAATTCATCTTTGGGTCTGGGGATGGCGCCCGAGTCGTCACGGGTTACGATAATGCCGTAGATGAGCTGCATGATCACCTCAGACGCTTTGCTTGGGAGGATGACAATATCCCCTACCCTGGGCCGATGAAGACCGAAGGACCGAAGACTGCGGTTATCGTCCTTGGTCCTGCTGCAGCTGGGAAAAGCACAATCGCCAATCCTATTGCTCGCAAGATCAACGCCACCATCATCGATGCAGATGAGGCAAAGAAGGTATTGCCTGAGTATGAGGGTGGGGTGGGCGCCAATGCGGTTCACCAAGAGTCGAAGGCTATCGCCCAGCTGCTAGAGCAAGCGGCTATCAAGGAGGGCGACAACTTGGTTATCCCCACGGTAGGGGATAATGCAGACAAGATCCGCGCCCGCATCTCTGCCTTGAGGGATGCCGGTTACAACGTCCAGCTGGTGGATGTGGTGGTTCCTGCTGAAGAAGCGGCTATAAGAATGTATAATAGGTTTGCTAGCACTGGGCGCATTCTCCCAGCGAGCAAAATTCGGTCGGTGGGCGACAAACCGACCCAAACTTACAACCTGCTACGAGAAGAGGGTATTGCTGATGGCTATACGAGGATCGACAACAGCGGGGCCTTTGACCAACCAAAGCCCGTCCGAGAAGACACTGGAGAATTACTTCAAGGCACAGAACTTCGACTACAATTTGAGGGAGGATCTGGCGGAAATGGACGCTCAGTCTCCCGTGATGCAGGGCGTGCTTCAGCGGGTGCTGGAGCGTCGTCGGAAGCGAAGAGAGGGATAGGATCCCTTAACTTGGATTAACCTCCTCTAGCCAAAGGCGGATAATGTAATCCGCCTCTGGCCCTACCCCGTGCTGGACCCTGAGAGCCCTCTTCCACGCTTTGACCGTCTGCGGTCTAGTGAACGTCAGGGTCTGAAAGTATTTTTCCATCCGCCAGCTCCTTGATCTCCTCAAGCGTTTGACGCAGGTAAGCGATCTCGTCGGTCATGTAGCCAATGGCTTCTACGATGGCGTCGAGGTCGCTGCGGTCGATGCTCACTTTGATTTCCATGCAGCTCTCCTTGGTTGCGCAGGGCAGTATAGCGCCTCTATTCTTTTATGCAAACACTTGCATAACGACACGGGGACTGCTATATTGCTCCTGTGTTCTTGTTTTCTCTTTGGAGGTTGTGATGAAGAACGATGCGCTTGCCACTGAGTTGGCTGTCTTCGCGGCTCGTTACGCGGTCCCCTTGGGCAAGGTTCCCTTGCTGCCCACGCTCTTTGAGGCCACTGCGGCCAAGGCGCCTGGGAAGTGGACGGCTGCGGCCCTTGCGGTCGAAGCCACCTACAGGAACCCCGAACTTGCTGAGTACCTCTTGAAGGCTCTTGATGAGATCGCGGAGACCGACATCGCCAAGGACTACCTCCTTGCTTTCGCTGAGGAGGTCGCGTGAACGAGAAGAAGCGCTTCTACAATCGCGTGCGCCGCACCTGCAAGCTCCACGACCTTGAGTTGGTTTATGACGGCGTGCCGAAGAACTACCGCGCCGTGGAGATCCACAAGGATGGGGTGTGCTTGTTTGCGGATCGCTCTGAGAACTGGAAGCCGTTGGACATCAACTGGCAGCGGCTCCATGAAGAGATGGTCCAGTATGGCTACAAGGGGGGCATCAAGTGATCAACCCGACCCATGAGATCCGCAACATCTATGGTTATGTGCGGGTGTCGACGCCTGAGCAGGCGAAGAACGGGATTTCTATTGATACTCAGAAAAAATTGATCGAAACCTTCGTAAAGGACAAATGGAATCGAAAGGTCACCGAGATCTTCGTCGATGAAGGCGTATCCGGTAAGGTCGACATCGTTGAGCGCCCTGGCTCCCGCGCTCTCACTGACGTGATCGATGAGTGGGACATCGTGGTTTGCACCCGCCTTGATCGCTTCTCCCGTTCGACCTCGGATCTCCTGAACGTGATCCCGATCCTGCAGGAGACCGGCATCTCCCTTTACTTCTGCGAGCAGTTTGGCGACATGCCGATTGTTTATCCGCGTGATGAGAAGCGCGCTGGGCTGCGCTCTAAGTTTGACATGAACTATATGGCCAACCAGATCATGCTCATGGTTCTCTCTGCTGTGGCGGAGATTGAGCACGGCACGATCAAGGAGCGCTTTGCTGAGGGCAAGATTGACTGGGCGGAGAAGGGCTACTCCATTGGTGGGAAGACGCCCTACGGCTTCAAGAAGGTGGAGGAGTATCACGGCTCCAAGCGCCGGGTGCGCCTTGAGCCGGTGGAGGATGAGCAGCGCGTGATCCGCACGATCCACCGCTTGGCTGATCGAAATCTTGGTTCCCACCGCATTGCTCGGCAGGTGCGTTCTCTCCACGCCAATGCGCGTAACATGAGCCCAACGAAGGTGGCGCGGATCCTTCGCCGCAAAGAGCAAGGACTGCATTACGATTACGCCAGTTAAGGGTATACTCGGGCGGGTACTCCATTTAGGAGGCTCGCCATGAGCGCTTTGGAAGAGATCCAGTTTTGCATCAAAAAGGTTGAGGGCATGCTCGCCCAGGATTATATGACCACCCCTGTGCGTCAAATCCTGACCGAGGTGCTTGCCAGCCTAACTTCTGCCGCCGCAGATCTCAGCGAGTAGCGTGGCGATTCAGGAAGGTTGGGGTAGGGGTACCTGGGGCTTAGGCGCCTGGGGCACTCCCCTATACATTGACGTTCCTGTCACCGGGGTCCAAACCACCTCCGCTGTTGGTTCCCTTGCGGTCATCGCCGAAGCCAACGTCCCGCTTACCGGGCAGGCCATCACCAGCGCCCTAGGCACCGTTTCGGTTGTTGCGAAAGCAAACGTGAGCCCAGGCTCACAATTAGTCACGTCTGCCCTTGGCGCTCCTAGCGTTATCGGTCTTGCGAACGTCTTCCCTGCTGGGCAGCAGACCACCGCTGGCGTTGGGGTCATTGAGATCGATGGCGAGGCGGTGATTGAGATCACCTCGGCTGGGGTAGTGACTTCTGCCCTAGGGGTTGTGGGCGTGGTGGCGAAGGCGAATGTTGTGCCTGCCAGCCAGCTCATGACCAGCGCTGTGGGCTCTGTGGAGATTGTCGCCACGGCAGTGGTTGAACCCACCGGGGTACAGTCTACCGCTCAAGTTGGATCTTTGATTGTCGACGCCGCAGCCATTGTCGAGCTAAGCGGAGTCACCTTAACAAGCATCTTGGGCAAAGTTCTGGTTTATGGTGAAATTGACACCGACCAAACGCCGAACTATGCGACGATTAGCACGACCCAGTCCCCTGGTTATGCGCCCATCAGCACAAGCCAGACGCCTAATTATGAGGAAATTGATGCTGGGCGGGACGCCGCCTGACAGAGTGAGGGAAGAACATGGCCACTTACGTCAACGATCTGCGACTGACTGAACTCGCGACCGGGGAAGGATCCGGTACCTGGGGCGTCACCACCAACCTCAACTTGGAGCTGATCGGTGAGGCTCTTGGTTACGGCACGCAGGACTGCTTCGCCTCGGACGCCGACGCCACGACTACGGTCGCTGACGGCGCCTCGGACCCGGCTCGGGCCATGTACTTCAAGGCCACCAGCTCGGCGAGCCCGACCGCGACCCGCAGCCCGCACATCGCACCCAACCC